TTGTTGAGGGTATTGGTTCTTATGGAAGAGAAGCGGACAAGCTGGAAATCATGGGACTTTTAACACCAGAGGAAGCAGAACGCGACAGTGTAGCAGGTTGGCTCACAGCGGAAGATGTATTTAAACGGATAAAGGAGCACTACGAAAATGAGATTGATTGATGCAGATGAACTGAAAAAAATACTTCCAAGTAACGCAGATTTATTTATGCAGGTGATAGGGGTAAGACATTTAATAGATGAAGTAAAAGAGGTTAACCCCGATTCTTTTGTGAAGCGTGGCAAGTGGATAGAAGACGGTCATACAACGCTCACAGAAGATTGTTTTTGTAGCTTATGCTTTTGGTATGATACTTTTCCGAGAGGAGATGAAAAATACAGATACTGCCCCAATTGCGGTGCAAAAATGGATTTGGAGGCGTTAAACAGTGACTGATAAAGAAGAAATGGAACTGCTTGTTCTAAAAGCAGAGTTAAAAAACTATAAGCGGTGGTATTTTGACTGCGTCAAGCAGCTGGAGCAGGTAAAACGTGAACGCGATGCGGCGATGAAATTTATCCCAAAAGATTGTGAAACGTGTGCATATTGGAGACCTAAAGAAGAAAATATTTGTGTTGCGCCAAAAGGGATACCGTGCCATTGGAACACACGTGAAGCGTGGAAATGGTGCGGTGTGAAGGAGGAATGGAAATGTTACATGAGTTAAAGATATACCCAATGTATTTTAATGATATTTTGAAAAATAACAAAAATTTTGAGGTTAGAAAAGATGACCGATTGTATGAAGTGGGTGACTATCTACTTTTAAGAGAGTATTTGCCTGCTGATGAATACACGGGAAAAGAGATTTTAGTAAAAGTACTTTATGTCTATAGAGGTGAACTTTGTTTACAAGACCACTGTATCATGGCAATAGAAGTTTTGGATTGGTGGACGGTGAGATAAGATGACACGAAAAAGATTTATAAAGCTGCTTATGAGCAAAGGGGTACAGAGAAATGATGCGGAAGCCATTGCGCGAATGGTTCGAATGTTGCAAAAAGAAGGTGAACAAAATGAAAGAAATTAAATTAAAAGAATGCCCTTGCTGCGGTGGAGAAACGAAGTTTAGGACTATAGATGGTGTAAACGGGAAACCAATATCCGTTTATGCGCACTGCACCAAGTGCGGGCTTGAAACAAAAGCTTTTAAAGTAAGTGTTGATTACTGCGCAAAAGAAGAAGCTGCGAAGGTGTGGAATAGGAGAGAGGGAAAACAGCTAAAATGCCCAACGTGCGGAGAGGAAGGATTGCGCATAACGAAATTTAACTATATTTTCAATAAAATGTCCGCACAAATTCATTGCGATATATGCGGAATGGATATGGAGATTCCCGATATAAGCAAGTGTGTTGGGGCGATGAGTGAGTTGGTGTTCAATGAAAAATAACAATATGTTTTTAATATTAAGCATCATAGCTTCTCTTATCTGCCTAGTATCAACAATAACTTTAGCGCTACATATATCTTTCATCATAGTTTTACAGTACTGGTGGGCTTTTTTGATAGGTATTATACTTTCAGGTAGTGTACTAATCTTTTGTGTGATTTTGTATATAAGCGATTTGATAGGGAGGAAAAGGAAGAATGCGAAGAAAAAAGACAAAAACAGAAAAATACTTTGAACGGTATCGTTGGCTGGAGCAAGAACTGGAACTTTTTCCAGACACATCAGTTGCAAAAGTTTCTAAAGAGGAAATGGACAGAATAAGAAAAAGTGTAGAGAAAATTAAAGAACCATTGATGCGCGATATAGTTCGCTTGCACTTCATAGGTGGGGTATCTTACGTTGAAGTGGCGGAGCAACTCTTTTATTCTCATGCGACCGTATGCAAAAAAGCTTACAAGTTTTACGAGAAAGCGGATAAAAACGGGTTAGAGTATATGTAATAAAAAAGAATTTGAAGTCACGATTTTATAAAGTAAACTAGAAGTGGGGGCTAGCTAACCACTTCTTTTTCATTTTCTACAACACTCCTTTCTAAAAAAACTGCCTTTATTGGCAGTATGAAAGATAGCATTCTCGTTTGAATGCTGTTTTTCATATTATCAATAATATCCATAAAGCCGAGGGGGAGGAAATGTCCAAACGTTTAACGGACAAGCAAAAAAAGAAAATTATTGCTGATTATATCCAATGCCAAAATTATTCTGAGGTCGGAAGAGCTCACGGAGTATCACCCAACACTGTAAAAGCCATTGTGAAAAAAGACCCGAGTACTGCGGGAAAGTGCGAACAAAAAAAGAGTGAAAATACACAAGATGTATTGGAGTATATGGAGGGAAAAAAAGTTGAAGCGTGCAGGGTTATAGATTTACTTTTACTTGAGATGCAAGACGAAGAGAAAATTAAAAGAACGGGCCTACAAGCAATTGCAACATCTCTGGGAATCGTTATTGACAAATTCACAGCGAATGCGACCCCGAATACAATCAGTCAAGATATGGCAGAAGATAATAAGATATTGAAACGTCTGTTTGAAAGTGGTGATAAAGATTCTAAGTCAGAAACAAATTGATTTTATATATCGACCATTTTCTCACTGCTTAGATGTTGCAGAAGGAACTCCAAGAAGTGGAAAAACGCACGCATCTACAAGACGTTTTGCATTGCATCTAAGAGGGAGCGACGACATCAATCATTTAATTGTCGGATATAATCAAGAACAGGCATACAGATTAATCATTGAGGGTGATGGACATGGGCTTATTCATTATTTCAAAGGCTCAAAAATAAAGCACGATGATTCAGGAGATTATTTGCAGGTATACACGTCTAAAGGTGAAAGAAAAGTATACTTCAAGGGTGGAGGCAAAGCAGACAGTCATAAAAGCATAACAGGAATGTCACTTGGAAGTATTTACTTTGCAGAAATCAATTTATTAAATCAAGATATGATTCAAGAGTGTTTTCGCAGAACTTTTGCTGCAAAGCACAGATGGCATATAGCAGACCTGAATCCGCCAGCGCCAAATCATCCGGTTATATCGGATGTGTTTGAAGTGCAAGACACTCAGTGGACACATTGGACGATAGACGACAATCCCATTATAACGGAAGCAAGAAAAAAAGAGATTGAAGCCATCTGTTCAAAGAATCCGTATCTATACAAGCGTGATTGGCTTGGAGAGCGCTGCATTCCTCAAGGTGTGATATATGCTATGTTTGACCCTCAAAAGCATATTTTATCAGAAATACCTGCAAGCGAAACAAAGATTGAAATGTTTTTTTCTGGTGATGGTGGCTTGTCTGATGCAACATCGATAGGGTGCTATATGATAACCAAAACACTACAAGGAAAATATAAGTTGCGAAGGATTGCGGGTTGGTATTATTCCGGAAGTGAAACAGGGGTAACGAAAGCTATGTCCGTACAAGCAAGAGAAATATGCAGCGTGTTTATACCTTACTGTCGGCAAGTTACAGGGATGCGAGAAACGTGTATCAAAATAGACCCTGCATGTAAGGCGTTAAGGGCCGAGTTTGATTTGCTAGGCTTTTATACTGACAAAGCGGATAATAATGCAAAGGATATAAAGGGCAGCAGTAAAGGGATTGCGGTAGGTATCGAGTATCTTCAAAGCAGTATAGCGGATGAAAATTTTTCATTAGTGGAAAATGAAAGGTTTGGACATTTAGATTTTCTACGAGAGATTGGCATGTATTGCGTGGATAGCAACGGAAAACCTATTGATGCATATAATCACGCAATGGATGAAACGAGATATGCGCACAATTATTTTTATAAAAACTATGTATTGTAGGTGTAAGCAATGTTCAATGGATTGTCAAAGAAGGTGAGAAACTGGATGGAAAAAGCAAAAGCAGATACAGGTCTTGCAAAAGAATTTAAAGATATTTTTGAGTTGGGCGGTGTACCTGCTTTTAATCAATTTTATTACTTCGGGATATTTATTTGGAAGTATTTATACAAAGGATTTTATCGCCCGTGGCACAGGATTTTAGCTCCAACAATAGATGACCCAAACCACTATAGAGATATGGACAGAATGGACACTGCGAAAGCGATATGTGCTGAACTGGCGGGATTGATATGGTCGGAGCAGTGCGAAATCCATGTTAGTCAAGAAGACAGCGAAAAGCAACTGCTGGAAGAATTTGTTATTGATACCCTTACCAAAAACGCATTTTGGACAAAAATGCAGGAGCACATTGAACAGGTTCTTGCCCTTGGCGGTGGTGCGATGAAGTGCTGGTATGAAATAAAGAGAGATGCAAAGGGGGATGAAATCCCAGACACAGGACATATCTCGATTGGATTTTGTATGGCAGACCAGTTTGTGCCTACTGCATGGGACAATGCGAAAGTTACGGACGGGGTTTTTATCAGCAGAGAAGCAAAAGACGGATATTATTACACTAGGCTTGAGTGGCACAAATGGAATGGGTTCAGCTACTACATTTCAAATGAACTTTTTCGGTCAGAAATCAAAAGCGGTTCACAGATAGAATCGCAGGACATATTGGGCTTTAGGTATCCTCTCGATGAAATTTACCCATTTCTTAACGCGGAGACTGAACTGCAAGGGCTTGATACATCTCTTTTTGCCTACTACAGACCGGCGATTGCGAACAATATTGATGACAATTCACCTCTTGGGGTATCCATATATGCCAATGCACTTTCAACATTAAAAGCTCTTGATATTTGTTATGACAGTTTTATCCGAGAGTTTACACTTGGCAAGAAAAGAATTATTGTCCCAGCGCAATGCTTGCGCACAGTTGTTGACGAACACGGAAATATGCATCGTTATTTTGATTCGACTGACGAAGCATATGTTGCTTTTAAAACAGATGATACTGATGCGTTAAAAATACAGGATAATACGGTTTCGTTGCGAGTAACAGAACATGAACAGGCAATTAACGCGTTTCTTTCCATGTTATGCTTGCAAGTCGGTTTTTCAGCAGGAACATTTACGTTTGATAAAGCCAGCGGAATAAAAACTGCAACAGAGGTTATCAGCGAAAACAGCAAGACATACAAAACCATAAAAAGTCATCAAATGCAAGTAAAAGCAGCAATCGACCAGATTGTTGATGCAATCATTCAAGTAGCGGCTCTATATGATATGACGTGGGAAGGGCACCGAATTAAAGAGCTTGCAGAACATGGATGGGAAACAAAGGTTGTCTTTGATGACTCTATTTTACAAGATAGACAAACTAATATAAATGAAGGCATTTTGCTTAAATCCAATGGATTAATAAGTACAAAGCGATTTATGACTGAAATATTGGGATATACCGAAGAGGAAGCTTTGCAAGAAATGCAAGCGATAAAAGAGGAATCCAGGGTGACTACATCCATGTGGGATACAATGGAAACGGCCTCACAAGAAAGTATAGCGGATACTCCAAATAAAGAGCCCGAAGCAAGAGAAGGTCAAGAGGAAGCGGCAGAGGATGAAAGCTAATGGCACGATTAACTCCGGAAGAAATCATTGCGTTATCAGAGCCAATCGAACAAGTGTATGCAAGCGCTGTAGATGCTTTGCTGATAAAAATAGCCGAGCATTTCAATAGTGGACATAAGCTCTCTACGTCTGTGTGGGAGCTGCAAAAACTTTCAGAGCTCGGTCAGCTAAACAAGGAGTGCTTGGAAATTATCACAAAGCTAACGGGACAAGTACCGGAAATGATATATACTGCGCTTGAAAGTGCAGCTTTAGAAGCAACAAAAGATGTAGAACCGGAGTTGAAAAAGGCTGCAAAGCTGGGAAAGATAGAAGTGGCGGCGACAGACAATGTAATTGCAAGTGAAAGCGTTATCGCAACATTAAGAGCATATGCCTCTCAGGCGATAGAAAAGACAAACCTTGTAAACACCACAATGCTGGAAAGCTCTCTTGACTTGTACAGGCAAGTTATTGTTAACACTGCTAATATCGAAAACCAAATGGCAGCGATACAGCAGGCTTTAAATGAGGGGACTGCGAGAGTAGCGGTAGGTGTTGAAAGCCGAAGAACCGCATTAAAAACGACACTGGAACAAATACACAAGAATGGAATCACAGGATTTTTTGACAAAGCAGGGCGAAAATGGTCTCCTGAGGCATATGTCAACATGGATATTCGCACGACAGTCCATAATACCGCAATTGAAACAGTAAAATTAAGACAGCAAGACTATGGCGTAGAGATTTTCAGAGTATCGAGACATAGCGGGGCACGTCCTCTATGCTATCCATATCAAGGACGCTATTTTTCTTGGGACAACTCAAGTGGGACGTTTACTGATGGGGAAGGTAAACAACATCGGTACTATCCCATATTATCAACCAGCTACGGAAAGCCTGCGGGACTTTTTGGTATTAACTGCGGACATCACCCGATAACTGTTATCCCAGGTGTGTCTATACCAAGGGATAGAACAGAGCAAAACAAAGAAGAAAACGACAAAGCTTATCAGCTATCACAACAACAAAGAGCCCTAGAGAGGAATATAAGATACTCAAAGCAAAAAGCGGCAATGGAAAAAGCGGCTGGTGTGTCCAATGAAAAAACGTTACAGGAAATATCGGCTAAAGAGGATAAACTCAGAGCATTTTTAAAAGAAACAGGACGAACCAGAAGAAAGGACAGGGAGAAAGTTTATGGATATGATATGTAAACATGAGTACATAGGCACCGAACGAGGTATTTTTTGTAAATTTTGCGGGCAACAAAAGAAATATGAAAATAACGAAAACAAAAAAGCCCCTACGAGAAAGAAGGTAAAGAAAGATGAATGAATTTCAACGATTAATCATGTTCTTAAAGATTCAATACCACAATATGGGTATTCTTCATCGGTATTTATCAGGAGATTCCAGTTGGTTTGAAAACCATGAAGAACTTGACGATTGGAAAGTATGCATTGCAAAGCAGATTGATGAAGTTTGTGAAGAGGCACAGGCACTTGGATATACAGAGCCAAGTTTGAAGGATGCGCTTCTTGCGTTTGGTGGGGAGGAAATCTCACCCGAGTACCGAGGTTTAATTGAAACATTCCGAATTGCACAAGGGATTATGCGAAGTATTTCGGGGATGATGCAGGAGGCAGAAAAGGAGGTTCCTGCATCAGTAGCAAATAAGCTGCAAGAGATGGAATACAAATGGAACAAAATTGCAGATTATAAGCTTGCTCGTGTTTTAGGGGATAATCTTCAAAAGAAAGAGATTTACGAAGATGATTAGAGACGGATGGTTTTGCTGTCCTAAATGTGGCAAGAAACTTTTCAGGGTAAGTGAAAAAGCTATTGCACATGGACTATCTATAAAATGTAAGTCATGCAAAAATATAATACAAATAAATATTGAGAGCCTATGAGCCGATAACCACTAAAAAATAGTGGTGTCGGCTCTTTTTTATTTCGCCCTCGTGGCACGGCGTTAAACTGCATCGCAATTCGCCCCTGTGGTATGGCGTTAAACTACGCCGCAGCTCGCCTGCTATCTTTCAGGCGTTAAAAAGAAAGGATGATTTTATATGGCATTTACAAGAAAAGCTTTAGCAGGTCTTGGACTTAGCGAAGAAATGGCGGAAAAAGTCATGACACTGCATGGTACCAGCATGTCAGACTTTATTCCTAAATCTGAGTTAAAAACAAAGATTGATGAAGCTGTAACAGACGCACAAAAAAACATTTCTGCTCCAAATGTAAAAGATAGTGAAGACTACAAAGCACTTCAAAGGGATTTTGATTCATACAAAAAGAAAATTGAAATTTCTTCCCAGCTTAAAGAGGGTGGAGTAAAAGAAAAATTCCTTGACAATGTTTACTCGCTCTTGGAGGAAGGAAAAGAACCTTTGGAGCAACTCGAAACTATCAAGCAGCAATATGAAGAATATTTTATGCCGACGGAAGACAAGGCACCTGCGCAAACTCCACAGTTTGGGGCGCAGGTCAAAGGACAAATGCCGAGTGGAAACACAGGAAAAACAATTGAAAGCGTTTGGGGCCTTCCGTCTAAATAGGAGGTTAAAAAATGGCATTTACTCAGCAATCACTAAACTACGCAACGGAATACTCAAAAGCGATGGCAAACGCTTATCCGTACTGGTCGCACTTTTCGGACTTGTATGGAAGCCCTAACAGCGCAACCTATAAACCTGTATCAGGTAATGCTGTAGCAGTACAAAGCATGACAGTAAGCGGAGCTAAAGCTGTTGACCGCAACAATATTTCAGGAAATTTTACAAGGAATTTCAACACCAAAGAGCAAGTTTTAACCATGCGAATGGACAGAGAATGGGATACCCTTGTTGACCCTATGGACATGCAGGAAGACCCAATCGTGAACATTGCAAATATTACAAAAACTTTTAATGAGTTTCAAAAAGTTCCCGAGATGGATGCATACGCGGCATCTGCTTTATTCAAAGCATCAAGCGATTTTGGCAGTATTGATACAACAGCGTTGACCGCTGATAACATCTTATCTCAGTGGGATACATACCTGGCTTATATGGTAAATCAGAGAGTGCCCAGAGATAGAATCAGAGCAAAAATGCGCCCTGACACATACAAGCTGCTTAAAGAGGCAGCAGGAATCACACGCTTTGTTGAAGCTGATACAGGTATCAGAAATATTGACAGAAATGTCGGAAAATTGGACGGCGTTTCTATCATGGAAGTACCTGACGATTTAATGATGACTGCATACGATTTTACCGAAGGTTGGGTTGCGGATGCATCTGCAAAACAAATCAATATGCTTTTGTTTGACCCCATTGCAATCGCAGCGCCCGTTGTCTATGAAACATCAATGATGACAGCTCCGACAGCACAATCAAAAGGCAAATGGCTTTATTACGAGAGATACTACTATGATGTTTTTGCTCTGAACCAAAGATTGCCTGGCATTTTTGCACATGTAGCCGCTGAACCAACAATCGGTGCTCTCACAATCACAACCACTGCCGGAGCAGATAGTACACATACAATTCTGCACATTCCGGAGCAGGCTCCATTCGGTATGGCTTATGTGGCAAAATCTGGTGCCAGCGAAACTTCTGTTAACTACGGGGATACTTTAACATCTGGATGGACAGAAGTAGTTGACGGAACAAGTTTTACAACTGCAAGCGGTCAAACAGTAACCGTTGCACTTGTAAACAAAACAAAAGGAAATATTGCCACTGCTGTAGGCTCTGCTGCTGCCGTAGTGGGGGGGTAACTCCCCCGACCGATACCGCTTTAGTCGGTACGGGGGTAGTTGGTAAAGCAAAACTTGGAACATCCTGAAAGGGGGATACACTATGGCATATGAACCGACCGTATGGGAAAACGGACAGCTTATAACCGCGGAAAAACTGAACAAGCTGGAGCAAGGCGTTCAAAATGAGCAAATAGGTCCGGCCGGAAAGGACGGCGCTGCGGCTACAGTTACCATTGGAAGCGTCACAACAGGCAATGCGGGCACTGATGCACAAGTTACAAATTCCGGCACAGCAAACGCGGCCGTTTTAGATTTTGTCATTCCCAAAGGAGACAAAGGCGATACAGGAGCAGCAGGAACAACCCCAGGGAATGCTACGACAACCAAAGCAGGCGTTGTGAAGCAAATGGAAGCGATTGAGGATTTGTCGGCGGCCCCAACTCAGCAAGATTTTAACAATCTTTTGGCAAAACTGCGTACTGCCGGCATTTTAGGTAGCTAAGCATGGCATATATCACATATGAAAAATACACGGAAATATATGGAATCCCCTCTATTTCGACAGAGGAATTCCCCATATATGCAGAGCAAGCAACCGATTTAATCGACAGCATCACTGCATACAGGATTAAACGTTCAGGCGGGATTGCTTCTCAGCCAACATGGATACAAACATTGATAGAAAAAGCGTGTGCCGCGCAGGTGCTGTACTTTACGCAAGTAGGGCTGGAAACGGCTTTAACAGGTCAGGCAGGTCAATCATTTACGGTTGGAAAGGTTTCTGTGTCAGGAGGTGCATTATCAAGCACAGGACAGAAAGTAGGCAATCTTATGATAAGTCCTCTTACGGCCGCGTTGCTGGAACAAACACCACTCATGGAAAGAGGTGTACAAGTATGCTCAGACCGATTCCTCAATCCCTTTTGGGGGATATGATGACGCTAAAAGTTTGTGTTGGTATGGATGCGTGGCAAAATCCAAGCTGGCAAAAGTATACCGTACAAAATGTTCATATCCAGAACACAAACGAAGTTAAAAAAACAAAAGAAAATACCGAGGTTGTGCTTCGGTCAATTCTTTTTATTGATAGCAGAAGGTCAACACCTTCACTGGATTATGATTCCCTAGCAGAGCAATCGCAGAAAGCGGGGAAACCGCTACGGTGCGTAGTTTTCAACTCTCGGGGACAAAAGTATGGAGAATACGAAGTACTAACAGTTGACCCTGTACCGGACGTACCTGCAACGCGAATCCATCATATTGAATTGGGGTTGGTGTAATGGCAAATGTAAAAATCAAACGTAATCTTGGTGCGATAACTGCAAAAATCAATGCGGGAGCACAGTCAATGAAAATAGCTGTGACAGAATCCGTGATTGAATATGGAAACATTTTTGTACGGGAAGACCAAGGAACTCTTAAAGATAGCGCATTAACATCCAGCCAACCACAAAAAGGGCTTGCTGTCTGGGATACTGACTATGCTAAAAAAGTTTACTACACAGGGAGCCCCTCAAAAGACGTAAATCCGGATGCATCTCTGATGTGGGCTGAAAAAGGTGTAAACACCTATAAAAAAGAGCTGGATAAAGTGGCTCAAAACGCTTTTGAGAAAGGACTTGGTAAACAGTGAGTGCATATGACGATGTTTTACTGGCAGTAGTAAATCTGGCGCAAGAAACACAACCATACTCAACCATAGCTATTGGCAGTATGCCCCCTGAAAATGGAATCTCGATGGCGTATTCAAGCGGTTCTCTTGAGACTTATCTGAATAAAAAAGCCGCAGTTACAATGTCGGTAGTCCTAAATGGAAAACATGATAATCAACAAACTGTTCTGGACACACTGGGAAAAATCCATACTTATTTGAACATGCGGAAAACGTATCCGCAGGCAAATAATTTTCAAATAGCAAACATTTTGACAACTTCCCCACCGTCCTATTTAGGGCGGGAAGAAAATAGGCAGTGGCTGTATGGGTCGTCACTGGCTATACGATTTTATCTGAAAGGAGACTAAAGCATGGCAGGAAATCTTTTTACTGTCTATGGGATTGAGGCGAGCATTCTAACGGCTTCGGAACCATCCGAAAAGTATTCACCTTTGTGCGATGGTATTGATAACCTCGCGGAAGCATTGAACGAAGTCGTACAACAATACTTTTTTCTTTGTGACAAAGGATTTGCACGTAACCACGTAACAGGTATGGCCCCGTCTTATACCTTGACAGGCCGCCGAATTATGGGAGATACCGCACAAGATTTTATTTTCACAAAAAAGTATGGTCTTGGAGCGGACAGGCAAACAACTTTTAAGTTGTCGTTTAATAACGGAACGGCTACTCAAACAATCACATGTCCATGTACGATTTGCAACATTCAGGAATTCTCAGGGGCATCAACAGACGACAGTGCGATTTCATTTGAAATTCGTTTTGATGGAAAACCCTCCATTAGTAGTGGAGATTAAAGGAAAAATGGAGGCTGGGGGATACTTCCAGCCTTTTTTATTAGGAGGATATATGTACACGATTGAAAAAAGCAGAACCTTTGATGACGAACTGAAAATCACAGATGAGAACAGGGAGCTTTTACTTAATATTCATCTTGAAATAAATCCTAGCTTGATACCTCAGTATCGCACACTATCGCTTCGACTGGCTGAATTACAAAAGCAACCCCAACCGGATGTAACCGCCATTGGAGCATGCATCGTTGATATTATGGGGCTTTTACTTGGAAAAACCAATACAGAAAAAATTATCTCATTTTATGAAAACAATTACACCCAAATGCTTTACGACATTTTTCCTTACATACAGCAGGTCATCGTACCGGAAATCGAAAAGTTAGCAAAAGACAGAAAGAAAATGTTTTCTAAAAAATGGCGCTAAGTTTCACTAATTCACCCCCAAAATATCTTTATTTTGAAGGGCGAAAAATCAGGATAAAGCCGTATATAAGGAATGTTCTTTTTTGTCTTGAAGTTTTAAACGATTCCGTTTTGTCAAATGCCGACAAAATGGATTTATGTATAAAAGTTCTGGTTAGTCATTGGCACAGCTGCATACCAAAAAAAGAAAAGCTTTTGGAAGAAATCTTCAAATTTTTACAAGGGGACAGCCAAAAAGAAGAGAGACAGAAAGTTTTTGATTTTGAGCAGGATGCAGCTTTAATTTACGCAGGTTTTTTACAGGCTTATGGGATAGATTTGCACAAGAGAAAGTGGAGACGTATGCATTGGCATACTTTTATGGCTCTTTTTTCTGGTTTGCCGGAAGAAACTCGAATCATGCAAATTATCAGTATAAGGGCAAAGCCACTACCAAAACCAACAAAATACAATGCGGAAGAACGCCAGCAGCTTATGAGATTAAAAGCTATTTACAGGCTTGAAATTTCGGAAGAAGAAAGAGAGCGTCAGCTTGCCACAGGACTATGGAAACTCGCAGAAATGCTACAAAGTATGGCAAAGAAAGGGAGAGAATAAGTGGCAGAAGGACAAGTTACATATGAAATCAGGGCAGACGACTCCAAAGTATCAAAAGACCTTGATAAGGCTGAAAAAAAGATGGAATCAGAGCTTTCAAGCGGCAGCAAGAAAGCAGGAGAAGCCATTGACAAAAACATAGGTTCGGCAACCGCAAATGTTGAAAAGAAATCATCTAAAATGTCAACCACGGTCAAGGATTCTTTGGGGAGCATTGCCTCTGACATATCAACAACCGTAGTGAATTCAACCGGACAGCTGGGAACGGCCGTGTCAGGAATGACAAGCACAATTTCATCCGCAGGACTTACTGGTGCGGCAGCATTTGCAGGGATAGGAACGGCAGCGGTTGCAGTTGGTGGAATGGCAATTAATGTAGCTGCTGACCTTGATTCTGCTATGGCTCAGTTTGCTGCCTCCACGGGGAAAAGTGGAGAAGCGTTAGGCGACTATGAAGAAACATTGAAAGAAATTTATGCAGGGGGCTACGGAGAATCTTTTACAGATATATCTGATGCAATGGCAACGGTAACCCAGCAAATGGGTGACCTTGACCAAGCCAGTTTGCAAAACATTACTGAATCAGCATTTTTGCTCAGAGATACGTTTGGTTATGACATCAACGAATCAGTAAGAGCTGCAAGCACCATGATGACCCAATTTGGAATTGACGGTGATACCGCAATGGCCCTTATTGCTAAAGGGGCTCAAAATGGATTGGACTACTCAGGAGAGTTACTAGACAGTATCAGCGAGTACTCCGGACAATTTGCAAAAGTTGGGCTTGATGCTGATGATATGTTCAAAATCATGCAAAAAGGAGCCGAAACGGGAGCTTTTAACCTTGATAAAGTCGGTGATGCCATAAAAGAAATGTCTATTCGCGTTGTCGATGGGTCAAACACAACCAAGCAAGGTTTTGAGCTAATCGGTCTAAATGCTGATGAAATGTCGGCTAAATTTGCCGCCGGTGGAGAAAGTGCTAAAGAGGCGTTTAATCAAACGATAGATGCCTTATCCGCAATGGAAGACCCTCTGGAGCAAAATACGGCGGGTGTAGACCTTTTCGGTACTATGTGGGAGGATTTGGGTCCCGAGGTTGTAACGCAGCTTGCCAGCATAGAAGAAGGGGCATATGCAACATCGGAATCACTAGAGGAAATGAAAGACCAAAAAATGGACGGATTGAACGCAACTTTAGACCAACTAAAGCGTTCTCTAGAACTTCTGATTGAACCTCTTGGAAACATGTTAATTCCTCTGCTTACACAGCTAACGGACTTAATTTTGCCTCTATTAACAACAGTATTGGAACCGATAATGACGTTGTTAACCAATATTTTATTGTTAGCATTGCAACCTATAATGGATTTGTTAAACATCGTTCTTCCGATGCTAACACAGCTACTTGAGGCAATACTTGCACCTTTACAGGATATATTAACAACAATTTTGCAGCCATTACTCGACTTAATAAATATGGCGATTCAACCCATTATTGACTTACTTCAAGGAGTATTGATGCCAATTATTGATAAGCTAATGCCAATTATACAGAAGCTGGCAGATATGTTTTCTGCTACTCTGGGCAATGCAATCAAGGGCGTGAAAGACTTACTTGACCCATTGATTGGGGCGTTTCGTGGTGTCCTTGACTTTATCACGGGAGTTTTTACAGGAGACTGGGAAAAAGCATGGAACGGGATTGTAAACTTATTCAAAAATGCACTCAATATTTTGCCGGCAGCTTTTGAGTGGATAGTGAACGCCATCGTCGATATTATAAACGGTATTACAGGCGGTATTTCCAGTGCGTGGACATGGGCTGGATTGCCGGCAATCCCAAAAATTCCACATGCTCAAATCCCACGATTTAAGGCCGGTATTGATTTTGTACCAAATGATTTTTTCCCCGCGTTTCTTGATGCAGGGGAACGCGTACTTACAAGAGAGGAAAACGCGAGATTTAACGCCTTGGGAGGATTAACCGGACTTGAACAGTCTATGACTAGAAATCTTGCGTACAATGTGGGAGTAAATCAAGCTCCAATAACCATTGTCGTGGAATCCCCCGTTTCACTTGATGGAAAGACTATCTCAAAAAACAGTACAAAGCATCAATATGTAAATACGGCGGTGAAACGATACAAATGATAAAGCTATATATAAACGGAGAATTGCGTGAGGACGTTTGGATTCAGGCGGGGGGAACACTAGAGCAAACAGAGGCGCACACAACGGAATCCAATATATCAGTTAGAGTTCCAATCGTTTCCGATAATCTGGCAGTATATGACTATGTACAGATTTACGATGAGGACACAATTATTTTTGCAGGAAATATTTTGTCTTTAAACCAACAGATGTTAGACAGTGGATATACAGGGCTTGATTTTAGAGTGTATGACCTTGTTATGGCATGTAACGCCGATTTAGTCGCAAACATTCTCGTTGACATGTCTTTTCCGGCAGGCGCAACAGTAACTCAAATTTTAAAAGGTAATCATAATGGAGACGCATGGTACAACGAAAGTTTGGGAGAATTTGCGGGGGTTATCGACACAAGAATTGTACCGGAGGGCTGTACTGTTGGCGCGGTGGCCAACTATAACACCACGGCCTTAGAAAGTACATCTTATGTGTGGGGGGAAACTGTAAAGGAACTTCTTGACAACCTTGCGGAACTCACCCTTTCATACTGGGAAATTACAAACGAAAAAGTTTTCAATTTTCAACCTAAAAGCTCGTCATCAATGGCACCAATAGAACTAACAGAAGAAAGTGAAATTTTTTCCTTAGAGGTGGAAAATGACAGCCTGGCAACATATTCCGCTGTGCGAGTGGTTGGAGGGGAAGGAAAGCTTGCGCCTCGTTATTTCAGTTACCCTTCAGAAGAATTCTATAGGACAGATGATAAAACCCTCACCACGCCCCATAAACTAGCATCGGTTGACCGAGTAAGCGTTACAGGGGCATCAGGCTGGGTTAAAGTGGGATTCAACGGAATTCATGATAATAACAATGATTATCCTGTATTGATGTCTTACGGGGGGGATACCCTAACAATCAAAGATGATTTCCCTTACACATTTCAATCAAGCAATGGTGAGCTTTACGATGTTGTGCTTATAAACAAGATTACATCAAGAGCAGTTTCAACAGAAGCGCAGGAACGAATCAAAAAGAAACGCGGCGGTACAGGAATTATTGAGTATCTCTTAGAAGATGAAACCATAAGCAATTACAATGATGCATCGCTCAACGCTTCTCGTTTTTTAGATACTCATAAAAACAACATACAAACGATAAAGTTCTCAACGTTCGAAAAAGGATTTGCGGTAGGACAACGTATAACTGGAAACGTTCCATATTATAAAATTTTAGGGAATTACTATGTGGGAGCCGTTGTGGTTAACTTTATTCTTGATGATACCGAAAAATTAATTGCACAATACGACATTGAGTGTACATCATCAGTATACAGAGACAACTACAAAACCTTGTTCTATTTACCTCAAACGCTGTCTTTTGAAATTGGAGAAGGTACCGGGAATATAAACGGATTCTCATACAAGACTGAGGTAGATATCATTATCACACTCAACACTCGTGTCAGCCATATACCAAAGTGGCAGGATGTAGACGGTGACCAATGGAGCACCATTAACAACATTACATGGATAGATTTTTACAACTTCACAGAGGGGGTTACGCTTATGGGAAACTATTCAACGGAAGAGATCAGAAGTGTTTTTGCAAAGTTTGCGCAGGGGGATTTTTTAGATAGCGCAACACCTGATGAGGTAAAAAAAGCTGCATGGTCACTGACAATGGATAACAACTTGATAGCGAATTCAAAAGGGGAAGAGTATGCGGTTACACAGCCTCAAAGTACAACGCCTGTAACTGGAACTGAATTTACTACAACGTATTATTTTTCGGAAAATGAAGCAAAATTCATGATTTCGAAACTGTTGGTAGCTGGAAGCTCTTTGGGGGAACCTAACGTCATAGAAATTCCGGTTGACATTGATAAAAGCCCAAACAATCCACAAGGTCAGTATGCAATGACAATCGGAATCACTGTAGATTTTCAGTAAAGGAGGGAAAATATGTCTTACTCATCAGAAACGCCTGTTTTTGGTCTGCCACAATGGCAAATGTCTGATATCATCTCTATGCTTGATTTTAATAATGCATTTTTAAACATAGATAATAAAGCAGTACCAAAAACCAGGAAAGTGAACGGAAAAGCTTTGTCAACAGATATATCCCTTTCATCATCCGATGTTGGAGCGGTACCAACGACAAGAACGGTAAATAATAAAGCTTTATCAACAGATATATCTCTTACTGCGTCTGATGTAGGTGCAGTTCCTACATCAAGAACAGTGAATGGAAAACCGCTGTCTGAAAACATTACGCTAACTTATAGCGATGTCGGAGCAGTATCAGATACAACAACCATTAACGGCCAACCGCTTGAAGGGAATGTCGTTATAAATGTTGAATCAAACTTTTTGGCCGCATATCCAGTGGGTGCGCTATTTTTCACAACGGTTTCCACAAACCCAGGCACCCTATATGGGGGAACATGGGCAGCATGGGGAGGCGGTCGAACACCTGTAGGAGTCAATACCGCAGATACAGATTTTAATACGGTAGAGAAAACAGGCGGAGAAAAAACGCATACGCTAACGATTGAGGAAATGCCCTCACATACTCACGATATTAAAATGCGCAGAAATGAGGACTATAGCAAGGTTTTTCTATCCGACTACTACGGCGACCCTGCGGGTGGCACGGGCTTTCAAATGGAAATACAAATGAACATGTATGTTCCATATACAGGCGGCGGACAAGCCCATAACAACTTACAACCGTATATCACATGCTATATATGG